CCGGAAGTCGTCGCCTTGGAGCGGAGGTGCCACGCCATTGCCTGGACGATCTCGGTTCGGTGCGGGGGGAACATCGTTGTCCGGGAACGGTGCGGCATCGGGTCCGATGAACCGCTTGGCTGCTTCCCTGAACTCGTCGTAGTCCTTCCTGTCCTGGGTGGCTGGCTCTGAGAACGCCGGAACTGCTGAAACTCTGCCCCTGCGAGATCGCTTCTTGATCTCCGGGATCTCCGGCATCAGCGATTCCTTGGCCTCCTTCGAGAAGTCCTCTCGCTGTTTCGTGGAGACCTGAGTGATCGCGTCCTTGGTGATGTCCGTGAGCGTCTGCGTGATGTCGAACTGAGTGGTAGCGTCCACCACCTCGTCCATGCCTTCTGGATCTAAGGCAGCACCGACCTTCTCCGACGACCACTGGTGAGTGTCAGACTTGAGAGACTCGAACGCATCGAACACAGACCGCATCTTGGCCTGTAGGACTGTGGCATTCTCTTGCTGTTGTTCCCTGTTCACGCTCGCCGTCCATTATGGGAACACGTTAAGAACCTTCAGCGAAGGATCTGTTGCCGGATTGGCTCCCGGGTAGGACCCGAGATTGAGTTGCAAGAACGTCTCGGACTTGCCCCTCGTCGAAGGGCTGATCTTCGGTCCGTACAGCCGACCGAACTGGAAGTTAGTTTCGGATGTCGACACCCCGAGGTTCTTACTGGACTCGAAGTGGAGCGATCCTGCTGCGTCCAATGGCGTCCAGTACAAATTGGTAAGCGAGTTCGAGCACATTGGAAGCCGAGGCTGGAACTGAACACGTCGACCCTCGGATCGGATACATACTGGACGCAGCGAGTTCCGAATCAACGGGGTCAGTTGATTGTCGTAAAGCAGGTTGAACTGCTCGAACGAATACTCGTTGTTGTTCAGCGTCAGAGTGGAGTCGCCCATCAGCCAGTACAGGTTGTTCGTCGCCAGTCTCGCAGGAGCCGGATTGGGCCAAGTGCCCTGAACCTCGTCCTTGCCGATCACCGAGATCACCATTGTCACAAGGCTTGGCTGATCGCTGATTGCCTCTGCGGTAATCAGGAACTTGTCGACTTGGCAGCCGTTGTATCGGAACACCCCTTGGTCTCGCTTGACGATGATGTCGAACGATGGGCTGTTCAATCCCGGGAAGTGAGTGTCGCTGACCTCGCTTCCACGGAGGATGAGAGGCAACCAAACATCGAGTTCCTTGGCGCTCATGTTCATGACGATCGAGCCTTGCACCCAGGCCACGCTCTTTCGGATGTGGTCTGCGAACAAGTCTAAGGCACCCGTAATGCCTTGGTTTCCGACGATCGCCTCTCCGTCACCTTGGGGGCTGCGTAGCCCGATGTCCTCGACAACGAAGTCGAAGCGAGTTGTAGTCGCACCAACGACGATGGCGAGTTCGCTTAAACCACCCTGCGAGCCGCAGTCACAAATACTAGGCACGGCGGGACTCCCTGATTAAACAAGTGATTACCAAGTACGAAGCGTCAACACCATCCTTGAACGTCACGAATCTGGGCAACTCACCGGCTGTTACGGTACACCCTAGCTCGCAGGCTGAATCTAGTGTAACGCCTGTGCGTTTCTGCTGAAACCGCTGGCGAAGGTTCTGCTCGACAATCCCTATCCGCCAACTGTCGGGGAGGTCCTCGGTAAACGTCCCCTGGGCGATCGTCACAAGGAACTGATACCCCATGTCCTCCCTCTCGTTTGTCCCGGGCAGTTCCTCTGGTTTTAGCGGGATGATCCGGATTCCTTCCCCGATCGCCATCGTGGAATCTTCGCTCTCCCGAGGACCCTTCTGGATGTTGACGTAGAGTTTCTGGCTGACTCTGGAGACCTCGGGATTGCTCGGGAACTCCGTGACAAGATCGGTCAGGAGTTGCTCGATGATCTCCTTGATCTTCGTCGCGATCTGGTAAGCGTGGTAGGCTGGCATTATGGTCTCCCTTTAACCTCGCCCCACATGTTACCGCCAACGGGTGACGAGAACGGGTCAACCGAAGGCTTGTGCCGAGAGTCGTCGGATTGCGTCATCTGGAACGCCTGAACGAACTCTTGGAGTTTCTTGTCGGCCTTCGATCCCTTGGTTTGCCGGAGCATCTCGTACTCAGCCAGCCGCTTGTACGACTCCGACATGATGCCCGACTGAACGTCCACTACGTCCGAGATGTAGAACGCTCGGCTACTTACCGGAGTCGCCACGGGCGTATCCAGGATCACCTGCGTCGAGCTTGAGACGTACCGGATAATCCTTTGGGTGTCGATCAAAGACTCTGAAGCCATCGACTTGAGCAGTTCTTGGTCGCTGGTCAGACCGATGGTGATTGCGGCCCCGATGTGGCTGTCGTTGAAGATCGCGTGCGTTGAGGTTGCCGTCGACCCTGTGACCGAGAGCGTTGCAGCGGAGTTGCCGACTCGGTGGTGCTTGAGGGCCTCGGGGTATCGCTCGAAGAACATCGAGAGTTCCACCCGCTCCTTGAACGGAGGCCACACAGCAAGCATCAAGTCTCCTTGCTGACGCTGATCCATCGTGACGGCAGAGAACCTTCGGTCGAACTCGGAGAACCCTACCCAGCGATAGAAGTCTTGTAGCGACTGCAAGGCACCACCGGACATGTCCTCGACAGGCCAGTTGTTTTTGCCGTCCGAAAGCGTCCCTCTCCTGCGGAAGTTCCTTGGAAGCGGGAAGAACATCTGTTCAAGATAGACGTTGCTGTACGTGCCGTTCGGAAGCGTGTCGACCGTGATCGACTGGCCGTTCACCAGCAGCACTGGATAGACCTTGTTGTTGTTCCGGTCGATACTGACGTGGCCGAGCGGTGCCCAAGATGGCATCGTGAACGTACCCGGCATCGTAAAGACACCGTTCGACACCGTGATCGTTCCGAGGCTTACCGTTCCCGGCATGACGATCTTCGCACGAGACTCGTAGTACCTGAAGCCTTGCGTTGAGTACGAGGCAAACGACGACAACGCATCTCTTGCTGCCTTGGTTGCTCGCTCGACAGACCTCGGTTCTCCAGGGTTGATCTCGTCCAAGAGAAGAAGGTGATCCACCACAGATGCGAGCGTGAGTAGCGGAGTTCTCCGATCGATGGCTGGCCTCAGGGTAAGAGAAGCACTTGGGGCACCTTGGATTACGGCAGGTGCCACAGCAACAGGGACCAAGGTTCTTGTGATCGTCGCGTTGACAGAGACGGTGAACGAGTGATCTGCGACCGCTACGTAGTTCGGCGGCGGCGTGGTCCTCAGCGTGTAAGTCCCAGCATCCAGGTTGAACACCACCTGCCCTGAACTTCGAGTCGTCTGGCTGTACGCTGTTCCAACGATCGAGAAGGTTGTTCCCTGAACGACACCCGCCGTGCTTGAAGCAACGGTCGTAATCGCATACTGCCCCGATCCGCCGCCTGTCGGTGCCCTATTCAACGCCTTGACCGTAAATTCATCCCCGCCGTTATCCTGTACCAACCCGATCAACCTAGCCAACGCCCTGCCAGTCGACCCGACCACACTTAGCCCGCTTGTCAGTGCAGACCAAACGCCCGACACGATATCAACGATCGCATGAACATGGCTCGTGGGATCAATCAGCACTACGTCACCCGCTAACGGTGCGGTTACCAAAGCCTCTTCCAACGTGATGGTTAGTGTGCCGTCGCCATTGTTAACCGTCGTGAGTATCGGGCTATTTTGTTCCGCCGAAGTGCCGCTGCTCATCCACAGTACAGAATGTTCCAGCGCTCCCGTTGGGTAATCCGCCCCTGAGATCCTAAACGTCGTCGTCGTTGGCGTCGGGCTCGCTAGGATCGTGCCTTCGATTACTGTGTTGGATTTCCGCAGGATATCCATCAGCTTGCCGAACGTGCCTGCGGTCGTGTGCTGATTGTAGGCTTCATCCCACACTGCGTCCGCGTTGGCTGCCGCCGTTGGTGGCGTCGTCGTGTTTGCACCGTCCGTCCCGCGCATTACTGCGTCGGGCTCGCTGAACGAATCCCACACAATACCGCGATACGCCACGCTGGAAATCGTCGCCGATATTACCAGCCAAATGCGATCAGTCTTTGCCCAACCTGAACCCGTAGTAAATGCGGCGTGATAAATGCCGGTGTTGGATGTAGTGCTGACCGTGACGCTCGTCGCTTCGGCCGAGCCGTTGCGCCAAACTACAGCCGTTGGCGTGCCTGTCGCATTGGTTGGCACACCTGCGGCCATTGTGACAAAAGGAATCGTGTAGCTTGTGCTCGGATTGATCATGTGCCGATATTCCTGTCGATTCCCTTGATTCCGCTAAAGCCACCGCTGCCTTCCGTCAAAATCGTGATCGGCACAGCGCCCGGAATCGTCGCATCTGGATGAACCGTGCCGATTGAATAGATACGCTCAACTCGCGTGTACGTCGTCGTTTTTGTTCGATATTCTGGCCCGTTGACTAGCTTGTACCCTCCCACGACGCTACCGATCGCAAAAAACGTTCCGTCTAATGCTTCTAAGCAAATAGCACTTTGCGCCGATACGCCGTTCGCGCCGCTTCCGCCAATTGCGCGGCGAATTGACCCGTTGTTGTTGTTGACGCCGAACGAGCTAGTGAATCCGCCTCCAGTCGCCACGTCAACAAATCCAAAGCTATTGTTAACACCACTAGCACTAGTAAAGCTGGTGCTGCCATTTGCAAAAACAACTCGCCCAACATTTGTCGAGATCCCATGCGCTGCCGTCGCAGTCCCTCCGTTTGCCGTATTGACGACTCCTGTCACGTCATTCAGGCTGATGCCGAATGATGGCGTTGCTGAGCCACCGTTGCATGTCGTAATGCTACCGGCATTTGTCGCAATTCCGTGGGCACTTGCGGAGCCGCCGCCAGTAATCGTTCCCAGCGTTGCGCCAGCCGGAAATGTTCCGTCGATCAGCGTCACGGTGCCGGCGACCATCGACCACGTACTAAGATCGTAAGCCGCGCTGACGGTCACCCTCCCCGATACGCTTGGGCTGTCGACTGT